TTTAAAGCTCAATGGATCACCAAGCATGCTTTGTAATAAATCTAAATCAGGTCCAGCAAGAACACCTAACTCTTCTAGATTTTTTAGTTCTAGCAAAACTGCTGTGTACTGACTTTCTATATCAGCCCTATCTTCACCAAGAGTAAGAGGACCTGGATCTAGTTCATCTAATTTTTTTTGAAAAGCTAATATTTTTCTTTCTGAATTATTTACTGTGTCAATTTGTGTTTCTAGGGTTTTTCTCCTTTCTTGAGATACCTTAACAATTTCTTCTACTTTAGGTTCTTCTGTAACAACTGGTTTTTCATCTACCGCAGCAACACCAGTTGGAGGTAAATAATCTCCTTTAGAAATCATCCCTGGTATTTTTCTAGTTACTTGTTGTCCGACTTCATTGATATATGTTTCTGTTTTAGGCTGAGATAAATAATCATATGCAGTTTTGTACATTGGAGACTGTCTTACTGATGGATCTTGTTGTCCCTGTAAAAGAATATTATAAAATTGGTTAGCAACGCCTTGTCCTTTGAATAATTGACTATCGCTTTTATCAAGCTTGCTCACATCAAAGCCACCCATAAGCAAATCAATACGATCAGCCATTTCTGGATTTTTTAATTTGTAATCTTCAATAAGTTTTTCTTGCTCTGCTTGTGCCTCCTGCTGTTCAAATTGTTGCTGTAAACCTAAAGTCCTAGCTACAGGATCTCCGCCTCGCAAGGTTTCTGATAATGCAGCTAAACCCACTCCAAGGTTTTGTCTTCTTTGTAATTGTTCCTCTGGTGTTAGAGGTGTTCTAGGTTTTCCAAATGCCATAATTAAATACCAAATAAACTTTCTGGATCGCTTAAATCATATCCAAGTTGTTGTGCTACACTTTGACCAGGCTTGCCTGCGCTAAATAAACCGCCAAAACCACTAAAAGGATTTATACCGCCTAGCGCTAAAGAACTACCAAGACCTGCTAAACCTCCTAACACGCCCATAGGGCCAGCTGTTGATTGGGTTGTGCTTGTCTGACCAACTAACTGTGGCATCATGCCTAAACCTTGGCCAAGTAATCCTAACTGATATGCTGGGTATTGTTGTTGTCTCATAAACTCGCTGAAGTCAAAGTCTCTTTGTGCTTGTCCTATACCTCTTGATAGACCACCATAACCACCAAGTAGTCCTAGTGCTTGCTGTTGTCCACCTAGTAAACCACCAAGTAAACCAGCTTGTTGTTGTCTACCTCTCAGTTCTAGTTCGGGCGCGAGCATAGCTAATTGTTGTTGTCTTGCTATGTCAGACTCAGCTGCTCTTTGTGCTTGCTCAAATCCTGCTTGTCGTAAACCTGCAACTGTTCTAGCTTCTTGTTCCTGCAAAGGCCTTAATGCTTCTTGTTCGTATATAGTTCCTCTTGATCCGCCAAAAGCACCAGATCGCATTGCTACATCTTCCGCTTGTTGTCTTTGTAAATCTCTACGTCTAGCAAAGTCTTGCTCTGTTAAATCTATAACTCGTTGTTGATAAGGTGATTCGTATGCACTAATATCTATATCTGATAAAGATGGCACATCACCTATTTGTGGTGCTTGCTGACCAACTAATTTTTGTAATTGTGCAGTAGGATCAAAACCAAAAGCAGTACCAAACAAGCCTTGTATGCCTGCTCCCATTTGTAATTCTTCTGGAGATAAACCTGCTATTCTATCGCCAGTATATCCCTGAAATGGTATGTCAGCAGCTTGTTGCGCACGCTGATAGTAATCCATATACAAGTCTTTCTGCCAATCTGGTAGCGTTGCTTCTTGTTTAGTTGTTTGTTTGCCTTTACTCATAAATCTTTTCTAATTAAATGTTCTGTTTCAAATCCAAGATGTTTAAGCTTTCTTGTCCATCCTTTTCTGCCACCACCGTAGAGCCTTTTCACTCCACATTGCTTTGCATACTCTTCTATGTGTGGCAACATTGCCTCTAATTCTTTATAGTCACCACCACAAAAAAGTAAATTCATTGCGGTGTGCTGTGGAAATATTACAAACTCTGTTACAAAGGCTGAGTTTTTACTAGCCCAAAGTAGGAATATTCCTTCTCTTATTTTATCTTCTATGTCATCAATTGTATAGGCATCTTGATGTTTAACCGCTTTTGCTATAAGAGGTTTGGTTCTTATCCATTCCTCTTGCCAGCTTTCTTTAATCGCCTTTTGCATACTCTACTAGACTTACTACTATGTTTAAATTTGTATGATTAGCCTGTGCTTTTAATATCTCACCAGCTTTTAATACTAAGTCTCTGGTTAATAATTCGTCAGTTGCATGTGCGGTTATGTTGTGTTCTTTAAATATATGAAACACGTTTGATCCAGAGGTTATAGATAAATCTACATTAGTTTGTTGGTTGCCATGGTCACATACTAAAATAGATTCTATAATTGCAAAATCAAACTCATCACCTGATGGTGCTGTATATATAGTAGTTAGGTTAGTGGTGTTTAAATCTACCTTTGCATTAGTAACCTGTTGTATGTACTGGCTTTTGCTTTCTGGAGATATCATCTTCTACCTCTTGGTTTACCGTCTACTCTTATTTTACCAACTTGAAAATCTTGGGTTAGTGATCCTGTTACTTTCATAGATACTTGTCTTGCACTAAACCTTGCATCGGTGTAACCATCTGTTTCAAAAGTAAAGTTACCAAAATCTGTCTCTGCACCAAGCGGTGTAAACCTACCTTTAAATCCCACTGTTATGCCTGGTAATGTTGCTGCTTCTTCATCTGGAATGATCTGATTAACCTGCACCACTCTATCACCATTGCCTATTTCTATAGGTGCGCTTTCACAAAACGGTACTTGTGTACCTATTCCCGGTGAATCAAATAAAACTCTATTGTCATGCTCATATACATTACCACTTGAATCACATGCTAATGGGTAATCAAATACACCCTGGTCTATCCAACAACCTCTGTCCATAGATCCTATTGACCATACATTATCTAAATAATTCCATATAACATATTTGTTTGGTGTTGACTGATAATCATCGCCTACTGGAAAAAACCACCAAATCTCATTAAAATCTATATTATGTGTGCCGAAAGTGTTTTCTTGATTTGCAACTCTTATATTATCAAAAATAAAATCATGCACGTCTGATTTAAGTTCTCTTATCCTTCCATCAAATGTAAAAAATGAGTTTTCACCTATCCATGATAAAAAACTACCAGATGATGTTATTGCTCTTGGGCTAATGGCTTTACAATTAACACCAGCATCTTGTATGCCATATACAAAAGGTGAGCCTACATAATAAAGTCTATTAATACCAACATCTGTAAAGATAATAATATCGTTTTGCCATTTAACTGCATATAAAGCTCTACCGCCTGTTGGTATTTGCAAGTCACCTGCTGTGTTTCTAGCGGTAGATGTCCAGTTAGTGTTATCTTCTCTATCTGACCAAGATACTCTTCTTGGATCTGTGTATGATCCTATGGCTATTAAGTGTCTTTCGTTACTTACTATAATGGCTTGACAGCCTATTGGTGAATTTGTTATTTGTGTGGCTATAGTATCAGGTGATCCTGAACCCGCATCTGGCCTCCATTGGTATATCTTACCGTCACTAGAACAGCAAAAGACTAAATGCTCTCCCCAGTTATCAAATGAAAAATGATCTACTTTTAATGCAAGTGTAGATGCTGACCTGGCAACTCCATAATTCTCTTCGTCATAATCGTATGTACCGTAACCAGTTGAAGTATTGACAGAATCTCCAACAAAGCCAGATGGTGTAATATCTATCCAGGCATCATTATAAAATACATAAACTTTTGTTCTTGTACCAACAACCAAAACCTTGTCTCCGTCATTAGTTCTATAAGAATACATAGCTATCGGCGTGCCTGCCAAGGTAGTGTTTTCAAAGTTTGTCCAACCACCAATAGGTTTGAGATAACCGTTTTCAAAACGTACTAAATCACCGTCTACCCAACGTCCTTTGTTGGCATAGTCAGTCCCGTTTTTTACTATTCCTGCTGGTGGGGTGATTGGGTATAGAGCCATTGTCAGCCCCTATACTGTACGTTTCCACATATAAGCAACTATGTATGGTTGTAAGTTGTTATGCGCTCCGCCACCGCCTGTGGCTTGCGTTGTTTGAGTTGATGTTGGCGCACCACCAGCAACTTCGATAGCTCCAGTTCCACCTGGATTATCACTAGTGCTTAATGAATGTGTATGTGATGGTATTTCGCTAGTTGTAAGTGTATGTGTTTTTGCACCGCCAGTCTCTTCTGCTGTGTCAAAATCTGTGTCACTAGAATCTAAACCAACTATAACTTTACCAGCTCCAAAAGCTACCCATGTACCAAAGCCAAGCAATGTTGCTGGATTTGTTGAGTTAGTAGCATTTATATAAATAGATCCAACTGGATATACTTTTTCTAATACGTTAGTACCATTAATTTGTAGCTCGCCACCAGTAGTGTTTACATTACCGCTAGCTGTGACAGTGGTTGCTGTTACTGTAGTTGCTGCAATAGTTGATG